CGAGCGCGTCCATTATCTGTCCGACTGGGACATTGCCGAAGTCGTGCAGAAATCGCTGGGCGTGGTGACCGTCAACAGCACGGTGGGCACGCTGGCGCTGAATGAGGCAAAGCCGGTGGCGGCCCTGGGGCACGCCGTCTACAAGGTTCCCGGCATCGTCCATCACGGCAGTCTTGACGCTTTCTGGGGCGCGGCGCGCCAGCCCGATGTAAAACTTTATGCCGCCTTCAAACGCGTGCTGGAGGATCGGTGCCTCATCCGGGGTGGATTGCTGAGCGAAGAGGGCCTGCAAATGCTGGTGTCCAACGCGGTTGAGCGGCTCGAGCGGGCGCCGTCCGCCGTTCTCTCAATGCCGCGTTCCATCCGGCGGCGGCGACGTTCGATGGATGTCATTCATGGGGATGCGGCCTGAGAAATGGCCTGACGGGATATGCGGGGCGTGTCTGATGCCCATAGCCGCCCAGCGTCCTGGGAGCCGGGGGCAAAGGGGATTGGTCCGGGCATGTGGAAAGCTCTGACCGGAGCGCACGACCTCCACGGAGCTAAGAGGCGAAAAGCCGATAGGTGAGCGCTCGGCGCGCCAATGATTTTGCGCAAATTGGCGCCACGACATCATGATTGTGGAGCGTATCGGGGCTGGTCTGGAGAGTTTTGGATGCCCGACGAGGATTCGAACCTCGATTGACGGAGTCAGAGAGCGTGGTTGTGCCGCAGAATAGCGGTGTCTTCAGCTTCCATGTGCCATCCATGTGCCAAGTTGGCTCAGACGCCAGCCCTCGCGAGGGTCAAAATGCCTCGTCGATGCCCGCTTGCTTCAAGATGTTGTTAGCTGACTTCCGTGATCGCAGATCGTGCTGCACGACAAATCTTTTGCCCGAAATGGGGCTTTGCCAGAGCTCATGGCTGCCGTTTGCTTGGCGCACAAACTCGCAGCCACTTGCTTTCAGGATTTTGATGAGATCGCGGCGGTAGTCTGCCATCAGGCGGCAACGAGTGCCTTGCCCTTGGCCAATGCGCTGGCCGCAATGTGCACCGGCAACTGCTGTTGCCCATGGAGATCCGGCAGCATATCATTTTCGACAAGCAGCACTGGAATTAATTCCAGCACAATGCCTTGAAGAGCGCGAAAATCTGCATGCTCTGCGGTCAAGCCGGGCACATCGTCGCTGGTTGCCACCCAGACGCCCGCCTCGTCATCCCACTCAACCGCAACTTGGACGGATAGGATGGGTTCTGGCTTCATATTTGGTCCTTTCGCCCTGGGAGATAGCAGGATCCGACTTAAAGTTCGGTGAACCCGCTTTAGGGCTCCACCAAAGTGGTGGGTCGTGGGGCGATAGTCAATTGACATTTGTGCAACGAAGCTAGGTCCGCGCGTCGTCAAGGTGCCGGGTTGGCGCGAGTTCTCGCTCGATCGCCAAAGCGACGGCACCGTCCTGATCGGCTTGGTCGAACAGGTGTCCATAGGTATCGAATGTCACCTGTATGGAGCTGTGGCCCATCCATGCTTGCACGCGCTTGGGGCTTACCCGCTGCTCAATCCAGAGCGAGGCGGCGGCGTGGCGGAAGTCGTGAAGGGAATAGCGCTGGACCATCACCGGCTGCTCATCCTGGTCGAGCGCTGGCTTGCCGTCTTTCACCATCGGATCGCAGACACCGGCCGCAATCTGGACCGCTCCCATGATCGTCAGATTCATGTAGCGGTGGCTCATTACCCGTTTGGCGATCGAGGGAAACACCAGCTCATCGTTCGAGGGTGGGCAGGCCAGCTTCCAGATCTTGAGCGCGGCGACGGCGGACGGTGGCAGGGGAATGGTTCGGTAGCCCGCTTCGGATTTCGGTGGACCGATCACATTCTTGAGGTCGGCACGTTGATCGACTGCCACCGTCGCGGCGCTGAAGTCGATGCAGCGCCAAGGCAGACCGCGCAGTTCTGAGGCGCGTAGGCCTGCAAAGATGGCCATGAGGGCCAGAGGATGCGCCATCGGCTCTGTGGAGGCGCTGGCGGCCTTCAGGATGGCTTGTAACTCTGCCTTGGTCGGGATTGCTACCTTGGGCTTCTCACGCTTCGCTCGGCGCACCTTGACGCCCGTGACGACATTCTGCGCGACATAGCCCCTGCTCTGGGCTTCCGACACGATGGCGGACAGGGAGCGCAGCACGCGCGTCGCCATTGGCCTAGAGAGCTTTTCCAGCCATGTGTCGCGCCAGCCCTCCACCATCGGACGTGTTACCTGGGACAGCTTCCGGTCGCCGCACAGGGGCGCGATGTGCAGCCGAACATGCTGATCGTAGGCCGCGAGGGTGGACGCCTCCAGCTTTTCGCGCTCGCCGCGCTTGATCCATAGGTCTGCCGCCTTTGCGATCGTGATGGACTGACTATCGGGCGTGTGCGTGCCCTGCTGCACCTGATAAGCGGCTGTCGTTATCCAGCTTTCCGCCTCTTTCTTGCGGGCGAACTGCTTGCGGCGGCGCTTGCCGGCGCTGTCGACATAATCGACCTGCCAGCCGGACTTTTCAGTGCCGTCCGGGGCGGTCCAGCTACGCTTGCGGATGCTGGTCATGTAATAATCCCATGTCGCCAGTCCTTAATCTCCGCGATGAACGCGTCGAAGGCTTCAGGATGGTTTGCCCTTAGATACTCCGTTACTGCTCCAACTATGTTGGAGGCACTTATGATTAGGTGGTGACGTTCAGACGTGAGAAAATCCAACGTCGCACGAGAAATCCCCTGTTCCCTGTCAATCGCTTCATCTGCGAGTCCGATGTTTCTAGCTGCGGTGATACCTGTGCTGACAACCTCGCCCTTCTCCGATCGTCTACTCGGTTCCGAGACGTTCCCCGCAAATGCGGTGGCGATCGGCTGGGTATGAAGAGCTCCTACCACTGCCCTCACAATGATTATGGGCCAGAAATCCCTCACGATTGACGAAGCTCGCTCTGGCGTGATGCCAAGCATGAGCAGCTCGACCGCATAGGCCATTTGAAACACTTGCTTGGCTCCGTAAATGGCGCGGGTTCCTTTGCCCGTATTGACGCCTTCTGGAGTTCCTAGTTGCCGCAGATGGCGCAGGCGCGCTTGGAAAGCCGGGCGTCCGCTTTCTGGAACGTCAGCTAGCATAGCCATCAGGGGCTCCACATCTGCGTAACGCAATTCGACCGGCAATTCGCACCTCGAAACTAAATCTGATTTTCCTGTTGCACGGACGCAGCGGTAAGTCTAGGTACGTAGCGGTAAACCAAAACCAGTATTAGTAAGAAAGGGCTGGGTTTATGTTAGGTGATGAGCTTATCAAAGGGGCGAAGGGCCTTGCGAAGTATACAGGAAATGTCCTCACGCCTCGACAAGCATACCGGCTGGCTGAAGAGGGCAAAATTCCCGTCATCAAAGTTGGACGCTCACTCTACTTTCGGAAGAGTGAGGTGGATGCCGCATTCCGTTCGGACGCCGCCAATGGCTGAGCGCATCATCGAAATCACCTATGAGCCGTTCGGTGCCGGCTTTGACGTGAAAGTGATCCCGCCAGTGGAAGGCGAGGAATTGGACGCCGAATTTCCGACGCACAAGCGGGCACGCGGCTGGGCTTCGGGCCTTCGTATGACGCGCGGGTGGCGGATCGTGGATCGCACCGGAGTGAGTGTCGATGTGAAGTGAAGCAAGGCGGTCGAGGTGACGGCTGGAACCCGTCATCCCCGACCTTATCATCATGGAGGTACCAACAATGATTGGACGCAATATAGCGCCTTCGCGGCGCGACGCAATCCGCGCGCTCGCCGCACTTTCAGTCAGCCTGCCGACTTTGGCAAATGCTACACCAGCCGAGACATGCCCCGCCGCCGTGAGCCAGCGTTGGAGTGCGCTGCTCTCCGCCTACAGAGAGGCACAGGCGGCTGAAGATGCCTACGATCAAGGCGTCATTGAACCGTTCTTCGTCGGCATCGACAAAAATGATCAGGCGGCATGGAGAAAGGCTGCGAAGCCCATTACCCGCGCCATGTGGGATCATCTGGAGTGCTTGGGCGACGAGCGCTTGGCAGCCGAAAAAGCGCTCATGGAATGCCCGTCGCCACATGCCTCTGCCTTTGCGCTCAAGTATGTGATCGCACACGGCAATGGCCGGGAAGCTGATTGCTGGGATGATCTGCTGGAGGCGGAAGCCAAGCAGTTTGGCGGGAGGGCGTGACGATGACGACACGTCGCAATTTCCTCGCTGGACTTGCCGCTGCCCCAGCCCTGGGAGCCCATCCCGCCTTTGCTGCTTCGTCCTTGGCGCACGGGTCTGCGCCCAGTGCGGCGATCTGCGCCCTTATCGCGGATTACGAGGTCAAAGAGGCTGCATGCGCCGCCTACTCTGCCAATATCTTCACGCCGGCCCGCGACGCATGGCTGGTTGATGTCGATGCGATCCCCCATCGAACGACCAGCCTGACCTATCTTTATCATGGGGATGCCCGCCGCCTTTCAACCGATCGTAGTGACCAAGTGGCCGCGGCGAAAACGGCCGCGGACATAGGTTCTGAAGGGCTTTATTCCCCTGACTATGCCGCGTGCTGCGCGGAACTGCGCGGGTTGGTGGCTGAACGCGAAGCGCAGCGGACAAGCCTGGACGAATTACATGGGATCGCTGCACTCGTCGCTGAAGACGAGAGACTTAGCGAGCTAGCCTGGCAAGCGCTTCAGAAGGTCGAGGCATTCCCAGCTGAAACCATTGCCGACTTGCTCGCCAAAATCGACTTCATCGAGGAAACGGGCGGCCAAATCGATGCTGAGATGTTGCGCGCCGATCTGCGCCACATCAATGGGGAGGCATGACCCATGGTCGAAATTATTCCCGTTAGCCCTGCCGCTCTACGTTCGGCGGGGCACCGCGTTGACGTGCATGATTTCGTCCGCATCTGGGTTGTCGTGGTCTGGCGCGGACGGGCCGTTCTGTCGCAGCGGGATTTCCCGGAGCGCCGGGACGCGGAGGCTTATGCTCAGCAGTGGGCGCGCGAGCTGGAATGCAGCCTGATCCACCATCCGACATGTGCCGGGGGTGGCAGTCATTGAGCGGCGTAGAAAAGCGTTCGCGTCGATTCAAACCCGTGAAAATCTGTTTATTGGGAATGTCGCTTTTGAATGGAGCGACACAATGACGGACCAGATATCACGGGTTTTGAGGGTGGCGGAGGTCTGCGCTCGCACGGGCCTCTGCCGCGTCACCATCCATCATCTTCGCAAGCGCGATGACTTTCCAGCGCCGATCCGGCTCAGCCCCGGCGCAATCGGATGGCTGGAGCATGAGATAGACGAATGGATCGCGCGGCGTGCTGCCGAGAGGCGGGTGGCATGATGGCGTATCCGATGCCGGGAGGGCCGCCGAACGAAAACGGCCCCGGTCGCGAAACCGGAGCCGCCTGCGAAAAGGAGTGTGGACACCGCTCCTATGCCGCCATCCCCCACGGGTTTGAATCGACGGGAGGCAACCATGGGTGATGTGCTGAAGCATCCGGTCGTGCCGGTGCGGTCGTGGGTCGCTTTCCCTGTCGAGGACAGCGCCGATCCCTTTCAGGCGCGCTGGATAGCCCGCCTCAATGGGGCTTTCGCTGATGCCGCGGACCTGGGCGATGCGCCTCCGGTGTCGTTTGAGGTGCTGCTCGATGTTTTCAGGCAGCCAGAGGTCCGCATGGGCCTGCCGATCGTGTTCCACCCGCATTGGTCAGTATTGGGAGGCGCGGCATGAGCTTGCTCGATGTCATGGCGATCCGGTCGGCGCATCCGCTGCCCCGGATTGCCGCCGCCAGCGTGAAGCTGTTCAAGGCCGGCAACGAATTGAAGGGCTGCTGTCCCTTTCATGATGACAGCTCGCCGTCCTTTACGATCTTCGCCAATGGCGAGCGCTTCTACTGCTTCGGCTGCGGCGCGACCGGCGACGTGCTCGACTTCGTGCAGCGCGCGCACCATGTCGATATTCGGACGGCGGCTGAAATGCTTTGCGGTGGCAATTTGCCCTCGGTGGACGTGGCGATGCCGCGCGAGATCGAGCCTGGCCCGGATCGCACCGACGAGGCGCTGGCGATCTGGCGCAACGCTGTGCCGGTGCAGGGGACGGAAGCGGAGAGCTATCTGCGCTTTCGTGGCATCCACATTCCCATTCCGGCAAGCATCCGGTTCGCCCGTCTCCGCTATGGCAAGCGCGGGCCTGAACATCCTTGCCTGATTGCCTGTGTGGGATCGGTCGATAACAAGGTGGTCGGCATCCAGCGGACCTATCTTAATTCGGCCGGCACGGGAAAGGCAGGCGTCGCCAAGCCCAAGCTATCGCTTGGTCGTGTCGCTGGCGGGGCCGTCCGGCTTGCCCCTGCCGCCGCCGAATTGGTCGTGTGCGAGGGGCTGGAGGATGGCCTGACGCTCATGCAGGAGCTTGGCCGGGCGGTGTGGGTGGCCGCTGGGGCTTCCATGCTGCCTAAGATGCAATTTCCTGTCGGGGTGCGCGCGGTGGCGATCGGCGGGGACGGTGACGATGCTGGACGGAAAGCCGCTGCTGCTGCTGCCCGCGGCTTCGCAGATCGCGGACTGGCTGCGCGAACGTTCTTCCCGCTGGAGGGCTTCAAGGACTTCAATGACGAACTGCGGGGGGTGGCGCAATGAAAGGCCCGTCATTGAAAGAGCGAGCAGACTCTGCTCCTCCCGTAACCCAGATAGAACCCGGCATCGAGCCGACAGAGCGTTTCATCGCGATGGAGTGGGCCCGGCTTAATTCCGTTAGGTGTCGGTATGACCATGGCATTGGCCGATGGTTTCAGTTCGATGACGTCCATTGGAAAGAAGACAAGACTCGAGCGGTGTTTCATTCGATAGCCGAACTAGCTAACCGCATTGGCCGCGGTTCAAAGGCCACGGGGAAGGCAGGAACCGTGCGGGGGATCGAGGCATTCGCCCAGGCCGATCCTCGCGTGGCTGTCACACACGAAATCTGGGATGCCAATCCTATGCTCCTGGGGACGCCTGCCGGCACTGTCGATCTGAAAACTGGAAAGCTTCGGGTATCCAAAGCTGAGGAATACCTGACGCGGCAGGCGTCGGTGGCTCCTCGTCATGGACGGCCGGAGCTGTGGCTGCGCTTTCTGAATGAAGCAACTGGTGGCGACGCCGAACTCATCCGATTCTTGCAGCAGGTTCTAGGCTACGCGCTTACAGGCGATACCAGAGAGCACGCGCTGTTTTTCGTTTATGGTTCGGGCAAAAACGGCAAATCCGTGTTCCTCAACACAGCCGCCCGGATCATGGGTAACTATGCATCTACAGCGGCGATGGAGACTTTTGCCGCGTCCCGAAGTGATCGCCACCCGACCGAGTTGGCGCGCCTCGACGGCGCTCGCTTGGTTTCGGCTTCAGAAACCGAAGAGGGCAGAGCATGGGCCGAGGCTCGGATCAAGCAACTCACTGGAGGCGATCCAATCGCTGCCCGGTTCATGCGGGGAGACTTCTTTGAATTTACCCCCAAGTTCAAGCTGATCATAGTCGGGAATCACCAGCCCTCGCTGCACAACGTAGATCCGGCGACGCGACGGCGCTTCAACATTATCCCGTTTACCCACACGCCTGCGAACCCCGACCCTCTACTCGAACGGAAGTTAGAAGCCGAGCACGGCATGATTCTTAACTGGATGATCGAAGGTTGTCGGGATTGGCTTGCAAATGGCTTGACGAGGCCAAGTGCGGTGAGCGCCGCGACGGAAGACTATTTCGAGTCTCAGGACGTGCTAGGGCAGTGGATTGCTGAACGCTGCGTCACAGGCAAGAACGAATGGGAGCAACCTACAATCCTATTCAGGGATTGGTCGGAGTATGCCCGCGCCAGCGGCGAAGATGCTGGGACGAACAAATCCTTCGGTAGCAAATTAGAAAAGAGGGGTTTCCGCGCTGGCCGCCGCCCAGGAGGCATCCGCTGCCGGCAAGGCATATCCTTGCAGCGTTGATCTAGCCTGCTTCACGGATTTGCTGGTTCAGCGTGGTCCCGGCAAATTCATGATCGTCAGCTGAGATGAAGCGCCGCTCGAGCATCATATCTTGGAGCGCGAAGAAGAGCGCCCGTTTTTGCCTTCCGATGTGGCTTAAAGTGTCACGATAGGTATGTTCCCTGCCTGATGCCAAGTCCCCACCGCACAAGTTTACTAACAAGTTCAGCACAATTTCGAGGCATTGCTTGCCTTCGACAACGCTCGCGTTTCTAACCCCTGTCGGGTTTTGAATGATAGCCCGCCGCGCCCTCAGCTTTAGGTCATCATATGTGGGGTTAGTTTTAAGCGCCGTTTGGTCGAGTGAATCTAGCGCAAATAAAACATCTCGAACGGCCTTCGTCCGGAACATCCAACGCATTATGCCCATCGCCCACCTCACCTGATCTGTGACGTGTGACACGTTGTGACGGATTTTTCCATTATGACGCACACGCGTGCGCGCATGAAGCGCAACCGGGAAATGCGTCGGATGCGACACACGCGTCACACCTAGTCGATTCAAGGAGATGGCCTGATCAAGGTATCCAGCTTGCTACCAACGAAGGAGCAAGCGGTGACGTTCAAGAAAGGGCAGAGCGGAAATCCTGCGGGACGATCGCCTACGGTGATGCCGGATGGTCGGACCCTGACGGACGTTGCGCGGGAGCATACGCTGGAGGCCGTCAATTGTCTGGTGGCGATGGTGGCGGATGAGAAAGCGCCTCATGCTGCCAAGGTGTCAGCGGCGACGGCTCTGCTGGATCGTGGCTGGGGGCGTCCTCGTCAGGACCTGGGCGTCGATATCAAGTCCGATGCGTCGGTGGCGAAGATGCTGGAAGAGGCGCGGCGTCGGGCTGGGGGTTGAGCTATCGCTCCAGCTCGCTCATCATGCAACGCGCGCGTTCTTGGGGCAGAGAAATGAAGCTCAAGGTCTTGATCGTATTGGCCGCTCTTATGGGTTCATCGAACCTGCCCGCCAGCGCATCGGACACTCCTCGCTTTGACGGCAAAGCCCTATTGCAGCAGTGCGACAGCGCGGAGCCGCTAATCGCTATGTCTTGCTGGTCCTTCATCACCGGAGTTTTAGAAGGCTCGCTTGCCACGTCCGCCGCGCGAGAAGAGAAACCGATTATCTGTCTGCCCGAAGTCTACAGTCAGCGCATGATCCGAGACAGTGTGCTGGCTTGGATTCGGCTCAACGAACAATATCAACCATTGAGTTCCGGTCCCCTCGTTACACAGGCGATGAGAAGACAATTTCCTTGCAACTCCGACTAGCTTGACCCTTCCCATTTCATATAAAATGGCGTAACGTTCGTAACGCTGATTTGTATGGAAGGGCAAAGCGATGAAAGCCGTCGCCTATTACCGGGTATCCACCGCCGCGCAGGGCCGCTCTGGTCTGGGGCTAGAGGCTCAGCGGGAGGCCGTGGAGAGCCTATGCCGATCGAGGGGGTGGGAGCTTACCGCGCCGCCTTTCACCGAGATTGAGAGTGGCAAGCGCTCCGATCGCCCTGAGTTGGCGATGGCTCTGCACCGCGCGAAGGTGACGGGCGCAACGCTGGTCGTGGCGAAGCTGGATCGCTTGTCGCGCAATGTCGCGTTCCTCGCGGCGCTTCAGGACAGCGGCGTCAAGTTCGTGGCGGCTGACATGCCTGAGGCGAACGAGTTGACGGTGCATATCATGGCAGCCGTGGCCCAGGCTGAGCGCAAAGCCATCTCAAAACGAACTCAGGAAGCCCTACAGGCGGCAAAGGCGCGTGGGCAGCGATTGGGTAATCCAAATGGCGCGGCGGCTCTCAGGCGGGCCGGGAAGGGCAATGCTGCCAGTGTAGACGCCATCAGGAGCGAAGCGGCTGCGAGGGCCGATCAGATGCGTCCTGTGATTGAGGATATGCAGGCCCGCGGGATCAGGTCGCTAGGCGCGTTGGCGAAGGCGTTGAATGATGGCGGGTTCGTCACGGCGCGGGGAGGGCGTTGGCACGCGTCGTCGGTGCGCAATCTGGTGGTGCGGCTTTAAGCGGTTGCTGCTCCGCGCCTAATAGTTCGCCATAGCTCTTCGGCGCTGAGCCGGGCATTTTCGTCCAGCATGTCCCAGAAAATGCTAGCCCCGGATAAAGCTAGTTCGCTGGCCTCAACGAGCAGCGTCATTTCTTCAAGCATCGACGTGATATGGCCAAAAATCGGGCGCTCGCGCTCGATGTCGAATACGAGGTTATGCGCTAGATACTGGTCGCGAAAGTTTCGCATGAGTCTGATCCGGTTTGGCTCCTCGGCATCAAGCCTCAGCAGGGCAGCGTCAATTTGATCTAACGCACCTAGCGCAGCTCTCGCATTCTCGTCAGCGTTCCAACCATCCTCAAACCATGCCGATGCCCTGCGCGCCACTTCGTCCCGGACGCCGTGCAGTTGCGCGAGTTCGGCAAGCACCTTGAACGAAGCCCGATCGCTTCTTAGTGCGCCACCGCGACCGGAAGCATCGAAGGCACGCGTTACGATCATGATAGTTTCGTACAGTGCCGAATTAGCCAGCCTGTTGATGGCGCTGGCCCCTTCATTGCCGATCAGTGCTTGATCGCGAAGCGGGTTGTTCTGGTCATTATAAGACTGCCAGATGATCCAGAGCGGCCGTGAATTGACTACGCAGCGAGAATAGAGGGTGCGACTGAGATTAGCCATCCGGTCAACAATTTCGGCGGGCGTCATTTGGTCTTCCCTGGTCGATTCAACCGCCAGCCTATCACGCTACCCTCGCTCCACAAGGAGCGTGACGACAGTGACACCAGATGAAATTCGCCGCGAGGTCATAGCAGACCTCGCCCGCTTCACCCATGACCCATTGGGCTTCGTGCTGTGGGCCTTTCCATGGGGCGTGGAGGGCACGTCGCTCGCGAAGGAGGATGGTCCCGACCAATGGCAGCGCGACCAGCTCAGCGCGATCGGTGCGAGCCTTCAGGCCGATCCGTTCAAGGTCATACAGGACGCGACGGCATCGGGTCACGGCATCGGCAAATCCGCTGAGGTATCCTGGCTGATCCTGTGGGCCATCATGACGCGGGAAGATACGCGCGGCGTCGTCACGGCCAACACGGATACGCAGCTTCGAACCAAGACCTGGCCGGAATTGTCGAAATGGTATGCGCTCCTGCAATTCGACGTGCTGCGGGAGATGTTCAAGCTGGAGGCGACCAGTATTCATGCCGCTGATCCCGGCCATGAGCGGACATGGCGCATCGACGCAATTCCCTGGAGCGAACGCAACACCGAAGCCTTCGCGGGCCTCCACAACGCCGGCAAGCGCGTCATCCTGCTATTCGATGAGGCGTCTGCGATCATCGATCCCATTTGGGATACGGCGTCGGGCGGCCTGACGGACGCGGACACGGAAATCCTGTGGCTGGCCTATGGCAACCCGACGCGAAACACCGGGCGCTTCAAGGAGACGATCGCCGGGCGCTTTCGCAGCCAGTGGACGCACCGGCAGGTTGACGGCCGGGACGTGAAGCGGACCAACAAGGCGCTGCTCCAGACTTGGATCGACACCTATGGCGAGGACAGCGATTTCGTGCGCGTCCGTGTAAAGGGACAGTTTCCGCGTGCCGGTTCGACGCAGTTCATTTCGTCGGAAGTCGTGCAACAGGCGCGCAAACGCGAAGCGGGTGAGGTGCTGCGCTCCGATCCGCTGATCTTTGGCGTCGATATCGCGCGCTTTGGTGATGATCATTCCACCCTGGCAATCCGGCGCGGACGCGATGCCCGATCGATCGAATGGAAACGTTGGCACGGTGCCGACACGATGCAGGTGGCCGGCGACATAGCGCTGGAAGCCCGACGCTGGCACCCTGAGGCGATCTTCGTGGACGTCGGGGCCATGGGCGCTGGCGTGATTGATCGTCTGCGCCAGCTTCAGGTGCAGAACGTATTTGAGGTCAACTTCGGCGGCAAAGGCCGCGAGGTGGACTGGGCTACCGGCGTTCGCGTTAAGACCACGAACAAGCGCGCCGAAATCTGGACGAAGATGCGTGCCTGGCTGGCGACGGCGGCGATCCCCGATGAGGATGATCTGGAAGCCGATCTGACCGGACCAGAATATGGCTATGGTCCTGATCAGGTGTCGATCCAGCTCGAGCGCAAGAAGGACATGAAGGCGCGCGGCCTACCGTCACCTGATGATGCCGACGCACTGGCCTGCACGTTCGCGGAGATGGTCATGCCGGTTGATGTGCCTGGCTATCTTAATCCCGATCACTTCATGCCGACGCGGGATTATGACCGCTACAAGGAGCTGGACGCGCTCGATGCCCGCTATCACTGATCGCGCGGTCTGTGGTGCCAAGCGGCGGAACGGGGAGCCTTGCCGCAAGCCGCCGATGGCGAACGGGCGGTGTCATCTGCATGGCGGAAGGACGCCAAAGCGCAGTCTAAAGATCCAAAGGGAATGAAGCCTTCAGCATCATTGCTTCATTGTCAGATTCGATCCGATAGGCAATCCCGTCGCCATCTGGTCCGCGTCGGAAGGCGGATTTAGGCAAGGCTGGGAAGCCCTCGCTGATCGCTTTGTCCTCGGCCGCTGTCATGCGCCACAATTTCCCAGCAATCCTTCTCACGTTGCCCCGTCGATTCAAGCTTGTCCCCCTGAACCCTATCGTCGCCTCCGACGATCCACAAAAGGAGTTTGGACGTGGCGGACAAAAAGGAATTTTCGGCGGCGGATTATGCCGCGCAGCGCGCTGCGCTCGATGAGCAAATCCGGGTTGCGGAGGACGATCATCACCGCGCCGGCTATCAGCAGGTGCTGGGCGAGGCGACCCAGGACGATGTCGATAAGGCGCTTGTCACGCTTGATGCGCTGAAGTCCAAGCGCCGCACTCTGGAGGCGGCCTGGCAGGAGGCCCAGCGACGCGTTGCCGCTGCCAATGAGGCGCTGGCGAAGGCCGATCAGGAAAAATCCATCGCCGAATTCAACGGCCTTCTGGCTGCCCGCGTCGCCTCGGCCGCCAAGATGGAGGAAGCCGCCAAGGTGCTGGGCGCGATGGTGACCGAATACCATGATGCCGGGGCGCGGCTGAAGGCAATCGCCGGCAGCCTTTTCAAAACCTACAGGCAAGAGCGCAGCCGGGACCATCTGTCACTGATCCACGCCAACCTGTCCGACACGCGCGACATAAACCTGCTCGCGGCGTTGCTCTATCGTGAGGGTTGCGACCTTTCGCATACCCGCCCTGGCACCGCGCGGTTCGAATATGAACGGATCGGCGGCATCGCGCCGCTGGTTGAACAAATCAACGAGAAGCTTCGGCATAGGGTGCTGAACCTCTGTCCCGATCTGGAGGATGACGCATGAGCCTCCAGCGTGCCCTTGTCGTGGTGCAGACGCCCTTTCCCGACAGCCGGTTGATCGCACGGGGGGAGGTGATCGAATGGGACGGCCTGGACTGGAAGATGGAGCCAACGGACGCGGTTGAATGGGAGGCCTGGAACGCCAGCCATCGCGATGATGAGCGCGTCGCCGCCAATTTGCGCCGCGCGGGCAAGCTGGAGGACATGTCGCCGTTGGAGGATCTGCACGTGGCTAGCGGAACGGCGGCAAGCGTTAAAGGGGATCTGTAATGTGTGCGCCACCCGTCATTGCCGCCGCCGCTGCCGCTGTAACTGCCGTTGGCACGGTATATGGCGGGCTGGCCGCGCAAGCCCAAGGGAAATATGAGCAGCGCGTAGCCGAGCAAAACGCCCGACTGGCAGGCGAGGCGGCGCGGCGCGAACAGGACAATACTCGTGATGCGCTTCTATCCCACTACCGTCAAGTCGCCCAGCTTGAGGGCCAGCAGCGCGTCGCCATGGCGGCGGGTGGGCTGGACGTGAATTTCGGGAATGCCGCCGATCTCACCGCCGACACGCATATGCTCGCGCAGGAGGATGCTCGGCGCATCTATGAACAAGGTGCGGAGAATGTCCGCGGCTATAATATCGAGGGCATGAATTACCAGTCGCAGGGACGGGCTGCTCGGTCCCGGGGCAATGCGGCTTTCGTCGGAAGTTTGTTCAGTGCAGCGGGAACGGCGCTGGGCGGTGCAAGCCAGTATTCTTCCCTGAAAGTGAAAATGGGCGGATCTGGCAGGAACGCGTATGGCATTTCGGGCGGCGAAATCTACTGATGCTTCGTATCCAGGTCTACGGTCGGCATATGCACCGGGAGTCCGCTGCGCAGCCGGAAAGCGCCATGGCGTGGGTCAAGGCGTGGGAGCGTCAGATGGTCGCACGAGACCGAGCGCAAGAGTCGGCTGAGGCAGGGATGGTTCCGCCTATCTCATCTGTCAGGCTTCCCCTGTTGAGTGGCATCCTCATGCAGGAACAAGAAAGGCGCGATCGTGGCGACTGATCCGTTCCAATATCTGGACCAAATGCGCAGCCGGGACAGCGAGCCCGAGACCGTCGATCCCTTCGCCGCCGATTTGCAGCGCCAGCGCGATGAGGAAATGGCGTTCCGCATCAAAGTCGCCAAGCCCGACGAAGCGGCGCGGGCTGGAGCCATCGCAAAGGCGCGGGGCCTTCCCGCCGCCGTGGTGGAAAGCAACCTGCCCGCGTTTGAAATGGAGGCGCGGGCCGCGCGGGCGAAAGCTGCGGCGCAGGACTATCCCGCCATCGGGCGCTGGGCAGCGTCGCAAAGTAACGTAGCGGTCGCGGCTGACGATTTCGACGGCCTGCTAAAGATCGCCAAGGCGCTTGATCCTGTTGATTGGGCACGAAGCGGGAGCAATGAGCGGTTTTGGAAAAAGGCGCTAGCTGGGCAAGGTAGTGTTTCGGCCTCTCAGCAGCCGGACCCGTCGCTGATCAGTGTTGTGAAGGGCTTGGTCACTGATGTCATTCAAGGCGGGGCAAAAGCACGTGAAGGTCTGCGCGCCGCGTTTTCTGACTGGACGGATTTTCTGGTGCCGAGAGCAGCGCCAGGCGCACCCTCGTTGGGAAACTTTGGGGCTGCCAATGCAATCCAGCGTTACCAGCGCGCAGATGCACGCGCTGCGGCCAGTCGGCCCGCTTTCAAGTCCAGAACGGCGCAAGGGCTCTATAGCGGTGCGTCGTCATTGGCGCAGATGGTGCCTGGCATTGCCGTGTCCGTCGCGACCGGTAATCCGCTGCCGGGGCTCGTGGCGGCTGGCGGCCAGACTGGTTTTGACGCCTATGGAAAATATCGGGCCCGTGGCGGCTCGCCCGCGGAAGCGTCGATCGGCGGGGCGCTAGAGGGTGGCGTCGAAGTAGCAACCGAACTGCTTCCCATGGGCTTCCTCGTCGAGCGGTTGGGCAAGGTGGGGGCGGGGCGGTTCCTCTCTGGCTATCTTGGTCGGGAGATGGCCACCGAACAGGCAGCTACGCTAGCGCAGGACGCGGTGGACACGGCCATCGCCAATCCCGGCAAGACGTGGGGACAATATCTGGCTGAGCGCCCTGACGCCTTTTACCAGACTGCGCTAGCTACGTTTGTCGCGTCTGGCGCGCTTACCGGCGTCGCTCACGTCGCCAACAAGATGCAGCAGCAGGCCGATGCCATCTTGGAGGCACAGGCAGGCGCTGCCGTTCTGGACAAGCTGGGCAGGGCGGTTTCTTCCTCTAAGGCCGCCACGCGCGCCCCTGAAGCCGTTGCCGAACTGGTGCAGCATTTGGGGGAGGAGCGTGGCGTTGAGCGCATCTATGTGCCCGGTGAGTCCGTGCAGGCGTATCTCGCTGCCGACGACGATCGCGAATATTTTGGAGGTGCACAGTGTCCTTGGCAAATCTGATCGTCCAGCCCCAGGCTGCATACCTTTACACTGATCAGGGCTATTACGATCGCGACGGCGTAATCCTCCGCCTAGAGCACAAGATAATGCCGTTTCTCGGCCAGTGCATGGCGATTGCAATGGTTGGGGCAGGCAAGCTGACGCCGACGATTATTTTCGACCTGATCGAAGCGCGAGGGATCGATCGTCTGACGCAGGTCGATTTTCTCGCAGCCTTCCGCGACTTGGTGCAAGAACTTTGCCCGGAAGATGCTAGCGGGTCCGATAAAGAGGATCGCCGCTTCATGATTGGGATGTATAGTCATAAGCAACAGCGGGCTATGGGTTTAACCATCTTCACTCCGGACATGGGGCCAGAGGGAAAGGCCCCCTATCAGTATCACCACGCCGACATCATCATTGCTCCCATGGTGCCGCCCTCGGAGGCATTCGGCGGGCGCAGGATTAACGTCACCTCTCACGCGTCGTTTGATCCTCGAGAAGATGGCCGCGCGCTCGTGGGTGCTCAGCGCCGGAAGCGAACTGGCTGGAGCCATGGCGTTGCTGATGGCAGTCGGGTTGCGGGTGATATCATGCTGACCGAAATTTCTGCGCAGGGCGTGAGATTCGAGCTGCTGCGGACTCATTCGGACCGGATCGGCGAGAAGGTGCGGGCCTTCGCTTAATGAAGGCTGTTGCATCGAACCTGTTTCTGTGGGACAGAATAGCAATGTCGTCCACAAAATGGCTCGACTGAAGAACTGAGCGCGATCTGGCTGGACCAGCATTCATGCACCCTACTGCGCGCCAACCATCTTCCTTCCTTCTAAATCGCTAGCGCTAGCGCACCCTCATTCTATCCGGCGTGCGTCGGGTCATGGAGTTGTTTTCATGGCTCGTATCTTGAAATGGCTGTCGTCCATAAACTGGGCGACGGTCGCAACCACTCTGATTGTGGAGGCTATCCGCAATCTACTCTGAAAGATGGCCAGCGGTGCACGCCGCTGGTCGTCCCTGCTCATGGGTCAATTTCATGTGCCATTTATGTGCCATGGAGACGCCGGGAGCGGGCGGAAAGTAGCGGAAAAGCCCGGAAATCTGCGGTAAAGCAGAGAGGCGTCTTTGGCACATAGAACGACAGCCCCCGGTCATCTAAGTCTATGCTTTTCAAGGGAAAATGATGGATGCCCGACGAGGATTCGAACCTCGATTGACGGAGTCAGAGTCCGTAGTCTTACCTTTAGACGATCGGGCATCAGGAGCGGGCTGTCGCTCGCTGGAGACGCGCAGATAGTCGCCACTTTTTTCTGCGTCAAGCATGTTGTGAAAAGTCAGCAGGACGTTTTTGCAACCGCATGCGGTTGATCAGCACGCCATTTCGACGATGCGGTCGGCGAGGCGTTCGGCTTCGCGCAGGTCGTGCGTGACATAGAGGATCGGCAGGCGCATGTCGTCGCGCAGCCGTTCGATGAGGCGCATGATTTCTTCCCGCCGGGCGCGATCGACGCCGGACAGGGGCTCATCCATCAGCAGGAAACGCGGGGCCGACAGCAGCGCCCGGCCGATCGCCACCCGCTGCGCCTCGCCGCCCGACAGCGTCGCCGGCATGCGGTGGAGCAGATGGCCGATGCCGAGGAAATCCAGCACTTCCGCCTGCGAGAGGCTGCCGCCCGGGCGTCGGCCATAGCGC